GACATCATCGTCCGTACCGGACCCATTACAATAAATCTCCTGAGTGAGAACAGCCTGCTCACCAAGATGGGCCAACGCCGGAAGATAAAAATCAAAACGAGTAGACCTAGAAAACATCCGATGCAAGCCCTGCTGATAATTGAGATCAGCACGAATCGATACAAGACCAAGAATCACGCCATGCTCGACAAAGGACTTCGTAAATCCACCGCCAGAGTGACCAAAAGTCGCAATGCCAGCCAGATTACCCTGAGGACTGGCGGCAGTAATAGAGGTCTGAGGAATAGGAGCCTGAACGATCCGAGTAGACTGATGACCCAAAAACTCAGGACGCTGCAAACGAAAATCGGGAGATACGACACCAAAATGAGAACGAAGAAATTCAACGTAGCGAGTACCACCCCGAGCATCACGCTCAAGGACACGCTGAAACTGAAAAGCCTCACGAATAGAGTTGATGGTTGCGGCAGTAGCATCACTCAAATCCGCAATTAGGCGCGTATTCGTACCCCAAGTCATATTCGAAGTCGAATCCGCGGCCGCAGAAAATACAACACTCGTGGAGCCGTTCGTGGCCTTCAAAGCCAAAAGACCCGAACCACCAGTAGGAACCATATTGAAAGAAAGGTTTGAGCCGTCAGACACAACGGGCGCAGAAGTACCAAGAGGAAGAGTGACTGCATCACCCTTCTGAGGCCAAGGAAGACAAGAAGTGAAATAATCGTGGCGCTTGCCACGCTTCAAAAGAACGTAGTCCGTGTAGGTATCAGGACCATCATCCTTATCTACGACAACGGAATTCTGAAGGTTCTCATCACGGAACCATTCATTCCAAATCAAATTATAAGCCCTGTGCCAGAACGAGCAAACCGACTTACTTACAGCACCAGGAGGAATGCCGAGATAATCGCTGAGAGAACCAGAAGCTGGACCACCAACGGGCATTGGAATAGTAGGAACCAAAAAATCAGTTGAATCGCCAGGATCGTCCTGAGCCCCGTTAAAGCGCTCCCAATTCGTCCAAATGAGGCGATTCGGGACAAAAAAGAAAAACACGTCAGCATAAAGATTGTCCATAAACGGATGAATAGTGGGTTGAAGACGAGCGAAAGTCGTCACCCGCAAATTAAAAGAATCGCCAGGCAAAACCTCATCAGCATAGATCGGGACCAAGTAACCAGCCGAAAGCGCAGTCTTATAAAAATGGCTACGATTAAAAACTGACCGCGGGACCCCAACACCAGGAACTGTAGCAAAATGATCTTGAGAAGCTGAAAAGGTGGGTTGAACAAACGGACGATCGAGCACAAAAACCTCCTGAAAATGGCTCATCCATGAGCCGGTTAGAAATCAAACTCTAACTGCTTCCGGGGCCGACCGCGGCGACGCCGACCTCGGGGCCAAAGGTAAATCACCTTGGCGTTGAAAATCGGAAGCAACCGCAATCACATGGGGCGTACAAGAAACAAATTCCCCGGTCTGATCGTTGAACTCACCAATCTCAACGAGCCGAAAATCGTTCGGGTACTTCCCGACGATAGAGTTCCCATCCTTCACCAAATCTTCAAACGCGCGAAGCGCCTGACCAGTGTGAAGGAAAAAAAACGGGGGCATGAAAACAGACAACTTCAAATCCTCAGCGCAAAAAGCCTTCATTTTAGCCAATTTCGTAGTTCCTTTTCAAAAAGGTGCCCAACTGAGCAATCTTCACCGCTTCGCGTACACGAAGACGATCAGCAGTGCGATCAGGAGAACCGCGAAGGGCACTTTCGCGGTCCTCTTTGATCTGCTCATACTTCGAAGAATCGACCTTCGCAAGAACAGAATCGTAATACCTAGGAGGCTTAGCCTCCCGACCACGAGAAATGACCGAATCACGAGAATAAATCTCAGACAAATATTTCAGAGCGTGCTCAGAACCAATACCAGGACGACGACTCATCGTCGCATACTCTGGACGTAAATCAAAACACTCGCCAGTGGCCTGATCGTAAGACCAATAGTGATCTTCAGCGCGAGGGCCGGTCACCTTCTTGGTGACATACCGAGCAACGTAAGCGCAACTCTCAAAACTAACTTCGCCTATCCTACAGAGCCCCTTACGCTCCCAACACTCATCCACCAGGTCGTGAGACCAAGTCTCATCACCACGATCGGAAACCCGGACGTCATAACGACCAGAATAAAAGTCAAGACCAAATAAAATCGCGTGGTAGTGAGGGCGCCTACGCTTCTCACCATACTCGCCAGCATGAAAAAAACGAATCCGCAATGGCGAAACGCGCTCCCGAAGGCGTTTCAAAAAAAGTTGCCAATCGCGCAAAACCAAAGTCCCACCAGGGGGCAAAAAATCATCTGAATAAGTCAAGGTCAAAAAAGAAGATTGATCATGAAACCTCTTCTCATCGACCAAACGTTGAGCCCATTGCCGAGAGCGCTCAAGACGACAACCAATACACCTCCCACAAGGAAGTTGCATCTGACTCGAATCAGGAATAGGCTTAAAGGCAATTTGACGCTTGGCATCACGCCAAGCTGTCACAGGGGAATAGCACGGCACTGCATTCTCCAAGAGGGGGAGCGAGACTACCGCTCCCCCTCTTATTTTTAGAGACGAATACCACCACGCATCGAAGAGAGAGCCCCCGACCGAAGGTTCTTCTTCTTCACTCGCGTACCTTTACGAAATACCTTCCGACTCGTCCGCTCAGACATAGGGCGTCGTTTCATATGAAACCTCCACCCACAGTAGACAGCAAAAACTCTTTGCTGTCAGTCAGCACATTTACATCGAGAGAAATAATGTGCTGACCCCCACTCATTCCTGAGTGGGTTCCTCGGCCTTTGCCTTTTTCGGGGAAACCGGCGCCTTGGCTGGGCCAGCCGGAGCCTTCGGCTCTTGGCCGCCCTTAGGGGCCGGTACAGGGGGCTCATCAGAGGCTTGAGGTTCCTCTGTATCGGGTTCTTTCCCAAGCCCAAGCTTCACCATCAACTCGCGGCCTTCGGCCGTCTCAGAGGCGCGTAGAAACGCTCCGGGGTCATTATCGAACTGCTTTCGAACCACAGCAGGAAGAGCCGCAAAAAGAGCGTTCGCGGCAATAACCTTCTCCTGCATCTCAGCAAAAGTCGGAACAGCGGAAAAATCACCATATTGCGCCGCAGCACGCCGAGCTTCATCGCCCAAAACACCAGTCTTCCGGTACCGAGCCACAATTGTATTGATGTCGGATTCCGCCTTAAAAGAAGAGTCAACCAGTCTCTTCTCATCAGACGGAATTTCCAACTTGACAGAAACCCTAGGATCCCAGGCAGCACGTACTTTCACGACAGACCTCCAATCACCGAGGCGGAGAAGTTCGAGCACCAAGAGCGCCTTGCCTCTCCAAAAACTCGTGATCAAGTTCAGCGGGCCCCTTTTGGCGCCCACCACGGGCACCACGGACCTTCCCGCCCAAAATCAAATTCTTCAGAGACAGAGCATCGGAGGCAGCACCAATGCCCTGATACAAACGAGAAGTCACGGCATCGTACTCGGCAGCGTTGGAATCGATCTCGGAAGTCTTCTTACGTAAAATCGCCTCGGCCTTCCGAGCATCGGCTTCGGACATAGCAGTGGAACTCCTCGCGATCACAGAAGGCATCTCGGCCTGAGTGTAGGCTGCATTGACGCGAGAATTCTCGGCCGCAGCCTGAGAAGCATTGGCCTGGGCAATAGTGGCGATCTTCTGAGCCTCCTTGTTGCCAAGATCCTGAATAGCGTTGGCGGCATCGAACGCAGAAGTAATGGACGAACCAAGACCAGAAACAGGATTCGCGGCCTGCATGGTCGCAGAAGCACCTCCAGGAGTAGAAGAACCAGAATTAGCGGCAAGAACAGGATTGAGACCAGCCTTACGAAGATCGTCAACCTCACGTTGATGAGCCGTAGAACTCATCCGCTCCTGAAAAGCCATCTGTTCACGGGCAATCCCCGCATTCGTCTCATTGGCAGAACTCTGAGCCTCAGCACCAACCACAGAAGAAATGACACCACCCAAAGCTGGTAGAGCCGCAGCTAAAAGAGGAAACATCGTAGATCCCTTTCCTTGAAAATTTTCTCGTCCCTCGGCTCACCAGGCCCCGTCCCTCTGTGAGGGGCGCTGATGCCCCTCAGAGACGGAGAAAACATGTCGAACCTCTATCTGACCAAACGAGAAATTGACCTCACCATCACGATGCTCACCAGCAAACTCCCTTGGGTGTCAGCCTCCTACAGAGAGCTGGTGCTCCAAATCATCGACCGCCTAAAAGAAATCAGAAAGGGGGCCCCGTAAGGGGCCCCCTCCCAATCACAGATGATCAATAAGACCAGGAACAGAGTAAACGGGCATGGGACGAGCACACTTCAAATCGAAAACGGCATCAAAAAGAAACGGGGGCTCACTGGTAACAGCCACGACCCGATCCACAGGAGGATTCTCCTGAATAAAAGTCGAACCGAGAGTCGGAGCGGAAGAAAACTCCTGAGCCAGGTGCCACACATCCAAAGACCCAGTAGCCTGGGACCGCATCAGACCAGTAATAAGGTTGGGCTTGTAACGGTACTCAGCCCAACGCTCCTGGTAGCCAAA